ATGACGGCGACGTAAATGTCAGCTCCACGGAGTCGTCGCCCAAGCGAGAGAAGAAGAGGAAGCAAAGGAGCGACGCGTTCGCTGGAATGTCGAAGCCGAGCGAGGTCTCCAAGGCGAGGGTCTCGGTGCCGTCGCCGTTGTCGACGGAGCCGACGACCTTGCCAATAACGAGCGCGCCAGCCACGAAGAAGGCGATGTAAAGCCTCGCTGTGTTCGTGGCATAGGCTTGGGTGTATCCGATCCACTTGATGTCCATGACGGTCGACGCCGACGCAAGATCGTCCGCGAGTTCCATGTCGCACTGGTACGACGGAACCCAGCAGGGCACCTTCATGCCGAGCCGAGCCGCCAGGAAAGCTCTGAACGTCGCGACCGCAGCCAAGCTCATCATCTGCCAGTAGAACGAGCGCGTTCCAATGGGCACGATTGATTCGGCGCCAACGACGAACGTCCCCGGCTTGGACTCGACCGTCACAACGGTGCGGGCGAGAGTTTCGGACGCGTCCGCCACCGCTCCCGGCGCTACATCGAGCACGTCGTATCCACGGTATGTCGTCACTGTGGAATGACCTCGATCGCGAAGGAGACCGGAACGCGTACGGTGTCGCGCGAGGGCCGCGTGCGCGAAAGGCTTGCGGCGTGGTAGCCAATCAATAGTGGAAGCACCGCAGTCCCCAGAGGCCACGCGTTCACTGTCGTCGCCGTAAGATCGATCGACGTGTCGCTGACTCCCGAATCGGCGATTCCTACCATCTCGTAGGTCCACATGTCGCGCCAGAGCAGCGCATAGAGAGCGCTCCCGAAGCTACGGAACGTAGTGTCCAGGGCGAGCGACGCGTCACCCGGCGAAACGGCGGCGGCGAGCGCTGTGATTTCCGGCCACATAGGGACACCGATTCGCGACGCCTGGTGTGCGTAGATCATCGCGTCGACCGTAGCCGACTCCCTCGCCGTCATGCAGAGCACGCTCCAGGAGAGCGTTCTGTTGGGAACGCCACGCAACTGGATCCGCTGCTCCGTGTCATCGGCCGCAGTGAAGATGTCGGTCAGATAGCTCGGCTTGTCGACGAACGTATCGCTCCAATCGGGAGCGGCGGAGAAGATGGTTGCAGGAGGCGTCACGTCAGCTCTTGCTCACCTGGAGCGCCAGGCGGAACGCCTTCGGATTGTTGGCGACCTGGGTGAGCATCGCGCGGCGCGCGTCGGTCGATCGCATGTGCTTGGCGACGAGTCCATCCTCGAGACCGACCGTAACCTCAGCGCGAGGAGTGTCCGCCGGCGAGCCGGATGACATGCCATCCACGAGACCGCCCGTCGCAAAGCGCGGAACTCCCAAGCCGCGAATCGTGGGAGTGTGCATTCCGCGATTGATGGCAGCGAGCAACGGGAGGACGCCCGGCTGTCCGACCGCCGAAGCGCGGACGACGAATTCGCCTGCAGAAAGCCGCGCGGCAATGCTGTCGCTTGTTCCGGATCCGGGACCCGACACGAAACCGCCGCTAGCGAAGCCGCCAGGGGTGACTGCGACGGCTGGAAGCGCAGCCAGAGTGGGAAGCGAGCTCCCAAACAACCCGCTCGCAGCGGATAGGGCTTCCTGCGCAATTAACGTTGCGAGCATCTGTGAGGCGATCTGGCGCAACGAATCGACAACCGAGACAGCCATGAGCCGAATCGCATCGCCGAAATTCTTCGCGTCGTCGATTCCCGTCGTGAAATAGTCGGTGAGGTTGCTCGTGAGCGATTCCTCGACCGATTTCTTGAACTCGCCCAGCCGAAGCGCCGCCGTGTCGGCGGATATTGCGAGATGGTCGACCTGGTCGGCGAACTGCTCAGCTGACGTGACCTGGTCAGGCGTCACCGCGGCGGCGAGTTGGGCCGCAGCGAGCGCGCGGAGATTGGGGAGCGCAGCGTTGACAGCCGCGCTGTATTGCTGGACAGCTTGGAATGGGAAGAGCTGGCCGGCGTCGACTCGGTTCTGCAGTTGCGCCTGCACGACATCCAAACCGCCGATCGCCTGCTGCCCCTCCTTGACTGTCTCGGCGAACGCCGCGGCCTGGACCTGCATTTCCCTCCACTGCTCGACGAGCGGCGCTGGGAGATGCAATCGGAGCAGTGCTGCGGCCTGAGCATCGATGGAATCGAGTGCCGCGCCGTAGGTGTCGCCCTCTGCCGTCTTGATCTGATCCTGCACTTGCAACTGCTTGTCAGCGAGTGCGAGCTCAGCCTGGGCGCGCTGGTCATCGTTCTGGCTCTGTTGCGTGAGCCGCTGCGCTTGGGCCGCTGCAAGCTGATTGTCGATAGCCGCTATTTCTTTCCGGCGCTCGATCTTCTTCGCCTGGACCTGGTCTGCTGTCGCGTCGGATGCGACGTCGAGCGGAGCAGCGACGAGAGCGGCGCGCTGTTTATTGAGGGCGTCGATCTGTTCATCCGACGCCGCATCTATCGCGGCCGTGCGATCATCGAAATACTGCTTGAGCGAAATGAGGCCCTGCGCGTAGGCCTGCTTCTCCTGGTCGGCTTGCAGCGCGGCGTACTGGTTGTTGAGAGCTAGCTCCGCGGCGAGTTGCTGCTGTTGCAGCGCGAGGATAGCCTTGGTCGCCTCGGGACCCTGCCCTTGCGTGCCGTTGCCGGTCCCTGAGCCGTTTCCGCCAGCACCACCCAGCGCGCTCGATGGCGAGTTGAAGAGCGCGTTGTAGGTCGCCTTGATCCCGTCAATGGTCGCCTGGAATTCCGCCTTCGCGCGGTCGCTCGCCTGCTTCGATCGCGCGACCTGCGCGGCGTTAAGCGCATTAACCTTTTCGTTGCCAGCGAACAACTCTGCGGCCGCTCCCACCACGTTTCCTGACAGCGCGTCTTTCGCCGCCGACCCCGCCGCTTTCGCGCCGACCACGATCTCCTGAAAGTCGGTTTTGACGACGTCGACCAAGTCGCCGAAAGCCTCACTCACGATCGCAGCGAGACCGCCGAGCAAGCTGCCCACCGAGACGAACGCGAGCGTAATCGCCTTGACGACTGTGCCCGCGCCCTCGCCGAACTTCTCAAGGCCGTTCTGGTTTCCGGACGCGAGTGCATCCGAAACCGATGTCATCGCCGCAGTGACCGCTGGCGCCAGACCTTCGGTGAACTGCAGTGCTGCACCTTGCGCCTCGAGCTTCAAGATGCGAAACGATGTGACGGCGTTCTTAGCTGCCTCCGCAGTCGATTCGCTCACGACGAGTCCGAACTTCTCGGCCTCAGCTTCGACAGCTGGGAATCCTTTCGTTGCGATCTCGTCAAGAAGCGGGATGATGTCCGCGCCGGACTTCCCGAAAAACGACATTGCCGCCGATGTTTTCTGGAACCCAGCCGGGAGCTTTCCAATCGCGGTCGCGACCTTTTCGAATCGCTGATCGGTGTTCAGCCCGTTCAACGCATTTGCGCTTCCGAACAGATCCTTGACAGCCTTCGCTGCGACCGCGCTCCCGTCGCCGAGATCGCCCTGCGTCTTGTTAAACCGCACCAGCTTCTTCGACACCTCGTCGAAGTCCGTTCCCGTCTCAGTGGCCGCGAAACTGAGAGTGGACAGAACTTCGGTCGTCAGGCCCGTCTTCTGACTGAGCGTCCCTATAGCCTCGGCGGAGTCGAGCGCGCTTTTCACCATGTCACCGAGCCCGGCGACGACGCCGGCGACGGTGATCGCCGGAATGAGGCCCTTCAACCCTTCGAGCGCATCGTTCAGGACGCCCAAGCCCTTCGCGCTGTCCTTGCCCGACGACTTCGCTGCAGCTGACACCTGCTGGAACGCGCGCACGACGTCCGACACTCCTTCGGCGGACAGTCTGACGCTTACATCGGGTATCTGCTGGTTTGCCATGTCGCTGCGTCAGTCCTTGAGTATCTCAGGTGGCTCCGGCGGCTTTCTGTCCCTTGCGTTCTTCACATGCGGTGCGATCACGGCGTGAATCAGAGATTCCCATCGGAAGTCATCGCGCGCGCGCTGCTTCAACCGTTGCTCCAAAGACAGCAACGCCTCGCGGAGCGGCCAGCACGTGACACGCTCGTAGTCGTCCGGGTTCCAATCGGCGAGCTCGCGAACGAGCACGTTCCAGATGCCATAGTCTATTGCCCAGCGATCTTCTTTCTTCGGGGCTCGCGTTTGACGTCCGCGCCCGTGCTCGGCTCCAACGCGGCCGAAGCAGTGGGGGAAGTCCTCAAATAAGCGAGCCCGCTCTGAAAAAAACCGACGACCACCTGCGCCAATAGTCCGCGAACTAAAGCTTTGTCTTCCGGTGCAATCAGCTCTTCGACGAACGTGGCCATGTCGAGAGCGATTGCCGGCGTCCACTTCCTCAAATCGAGATCCGCCGGTGCCAGCATTCCGCCCAGAAACTCCATCGCAGCACCAGAGGCCAGGAGCTTCGCGAGCAGCGCGTCGACGAATTGCTCCGGCGTCTCGTCCTTCCCCATCGTGACGCCGTCCATGCCCGATGCGTGCACACGCTCTGCAATCCAGAGATCATGCTTGATCGGTCCATTCGCGATGATCTGAAACTTCCGACCAGCTAACTCGACAGTCTCCACGTGCGCTCCGTTCGTCGTTTCAGGTAGTGAAGAACGGGGCCTGGGGGTTTATCCCAAGCCCCGTCCGTTTCATTGAATTCAGTGAACGACTACAGGTCGATCACTCGGCAGAACTGCTGGCCCACCGCGCGCGTCGAATCGATGAGCGCCTCGCCGGTGAGATCGATCTCGCCATATGCATCGCCCAGGAGCGACATTGCTCCGGATGGTGCGATCGACACGCGCCACACGTCGACCAGCTTGCGCGGGCCGACTGCGTCCGTGCTCGAGCGGAACCTGAGCGCGCCGATGATCTGACCATTCGCCAGGCCCTGCACCTGCGTGCTGGTAATCGCCGGAGCTGATCCGTCCCACGTGATCGCTGCACCTGGCGTCACCGTAACGCTCGATGCAAGGATGGTGATGAGGCCCGAATCGGAATCGACCGTGTAGTCAGTTCCCAAGACGAGCGTCGTCGACGCCTGCTTGACGTCGGTGACTACGATCTTCTGCAGTCCGGTGTCGAACGCGTAGCCGAGGGCCGCGTTTCCGAGCGCGGCCGCAGTCTTCGTGGTCGAGCTCTGCGTGTACGCGGAAGCCACGCCGAGCAGCGCCAGTGCCACGTTCTCCTTTTCGAACTCGGAGAGCGTTAGGGCGATCTCCATCTTGACCGCCGTGATCGCCTGAGAGTCGACGGCGCGCGCTGCGTTCATGCTCGACTGGTGCTCGATCGTCGTCGCCGATGGCGTGATGTCGAACTTCGACACGTCGCCCAGGTGACGATAGCCGAGCGGGTTGCCGGACGAGTCGAGCCGGTTGAACCAGACCTCACCGGTTCCGCAGTAAATATTGCGGGAGTCTGGCGTTGGGTAGGAAGGCATTATTCATCCCCTCCGACGTCGGACGGCGAAGCGAGTTCTGCCGCGCCGACCTGGACAAGGTGCTTCGCAGTCCGCGGGCTCACATCGAGGACCGTCCCCTTGGGAACAGGCTTGTCCTCGTGCTCGTGAGTCTCGGAGAGGATGCGCACCTTTACGTTCGTGGTGTCGCTCATTGTTTCTGCTCCTGGTTACTGGTCTTCGTGGGAAAGCGAATTGTGAAGTCCATCCACGCGTGGCCGATCGACGAAACGTCCTCGTTGATCTCCCACTCGGTTGAGTCTTCAGTTGTGTCCACTGCGAGCCCGCTCCACGCTGGATTGCTCGTCATCTGCGCAGTTGCCCACGCAAGCAACGGCTCCATCGCTTCTTCAGGATCGGTGACGGGAGATACCGGCGTCGCCCACATGTCGAGCCGCACCGTCAAGCGACGGTCGACCAAGGGAGAGACGCGTTGATTCGGGAAAACCGACTGCACCGCCTCGCGCACACGACTTACCATGATGCGAGGAAGTGCATCTGATTCTGTTGGCGACGACGTGCGCCGGACGACCGTGAGGCCATCCGGACCGCCCTCAGCCTGAAGCGCCGCCATGACTGCGCTCACGATCTGTGATCGCTGCGTGGTCACGACGTCACCGGCTGCAGGAGGATCTGCGTCACGCGACCGTCCGCGTATTCGATCGGCCGCTGTCGGTCCAACACCTTGTACGACGCGTCCGTACCAGGCACTGGATTATCGTTCGCGTCTTTCTGCTGAATGACTACAGTCGAGCCGATGCGAAGGCTCGGGAATGCGCTCGTCTTGATGAGCAGCGCGAGCGCGCCCGACGTGACACCTTTCTCAGTTCCGCGCAGGACTTCTTCGTCCCACGCGTCGCTGATCGCGTTGCCCGAGCTCGACCCGTCTATTAGCCAGACGGGATCGAAGTCCTCGAGCATCGTGTCGATGTCGTCGTCGAACGCGCTCACGCTCTTATTCCTCTCGTCCGTCGCGGAGGCTTACGCCACCGCTGTGGTGAAGATGCACCCGGCGTCATTCGCGACCACGAGCTCCTGCACCGACTCACCCACGCGAACGCGAGTGCCGCCGCGAAGGCCGACGGTCGGGTCTTCGGAGATGGTGCCGGCGATGCGGTTCCCGTATTCGGCCGTCAAGCCGAACGTGATTGCGCCCTGCGTGGACTGCGCCTGCGTGTTCTGCACGAGGAACGCAGCCGACTTGCCCCAGAGCCGCGCCATCGTCGGGGTCTGGCCCTTCTTCGCCGTGTTGGCGAAGCCCTCGCCGATGTAGATCGCGTCGAGCTCGAGGAGATCGGCGATCGCCTGCTGTGCGACGACTCCGCCGGACACAGCGTTGCCGCCCTGCGGATAGACCGCGGCGACGACCTTCGGGTGCATGCGGAGCTTGCTGTAAACAGCGCGCCCCAGCACGCCGATGTTCGGCCGGATGAGCATCGAGTCGAACATCGTGAGGATTGCCGTGATCGGGTCGCTGTTCACGTAATCGCTCCACTGCGCGGTGCTCGAGAGCGACGACACGTTCGCGGACGCGTAGTTGCCCGAGCCGAACACCAGGTTCGCGACGCGCTGCTCGCGATCCAGCGCGATGAGATCCGTCAAGAGCTCAGTCGAGTGCGCCATCGGATCGACCGGCTGGACGCCGAACACCGCCTGGGCTGCCTTGGCGGCGTTGATGTCCGCCTGCGGGATGAGGTCGTCCAGGCCGTAGTCCACGACGGACGAGCTTGCCTCGGTCGAGCTCCAATCGATCTCGCTCACCCGTCCCTTGCGTCCCACGATCGTCGACGGGATCGTGAACGCGTCTGCCTGCGTGAACTTCGAATACTTGAAGCTGGGCGAGAGGACCGGCACGCGCGGCAGCACGGAATCGGCGATGAGCTTGCCATTCCGGTACACGAGCGTGATCGCGGTGAGCTGCTGCTGTACTACAAAAGGTGCCTGTGCCATTGCTGAGAATTCTCCTGTGGCCGGTTAGCCGGTGTCGGTTAGCCCTGGATCTGCCCGAGGGAGAGCAGAACGGGGATGACGTCGCCGGAGACGCCCGAGATCTGGGCGAAGCCGATGATGCGGTTGTTGGTGCCGGCTGACGGCGCGGCGGCTACGCCAAGACCGCTGGCGTTGGAGGTCACAGGTGTGCCACGCGCGACCGTGCCGGCGAGCGTGACGTCGGCGAGTCCCGTGTGGATGACGTCGACGCGCTCACCGGAGGCAGCTGCGATGTCGGTCGAGACTCCGATGATGAAGTCGCCGACCGCACCCGCCTGCAGAGCGCCGAAATCGTTCGCGCCGACCTTGACGATCGATCGTGGAGCGATCGCGCCTTCAGCGTTGTACGTCTTGATGAAGCCTGGATTGGCTGCCATGGTTTTACTTCTCCTGAGCGGTTACGTGCGCGACTGCCTGAGCAGCCGTCACCTTGTTGCCGAGCTTGGCCTGTTCGGCGATGTACGCGTTCGCCTTGGGCGTGATCGCGTGCGCTGACTGCTCCTTCCCTTCCTCGCCTTCCTTCTTGTCGACGGCCGGCAGCGCGTTCGGCGCTGGGGGCGGTGCGTCGGCGCGAAGATCGGCCTGCTTGCTCGCGCCCTTCGCGCGCTCTGCCTTCAAGATCTCGACGGCGGCTTCGGGGCCGGTCGTCTTTCCGTCGAAGGCGAGCGTGCTTACGAGCGCCTCGTGTCCTGGCATCGACTGAGCGAACACGCCCTGAATGCGCTCGCGCTCTGCCGTTGCACCCTCAACGCGGTGGATCGGAATCTTCGCGTCGAATTCGCTCTTCGCAGTTGCGAGAGCTGCATCGACGAAAGGCTTCGCGTCCTCAGCGGTGACAGGGTTGCCTTTGTCTGGCATGTCATTCTCCTTGAGTGTTGTGATCTGTCCCCCGGCATCACCGGCCGCGTGGGATGTTGCGGATGCTGCGGATGCTGCGGTTGCTGCATCGGAGCGCGCACGAGGCACCGTCGAGCGACTCCCGTTGGTTGCGGGCTTTGGATCGTCGCCCGCCGCCATCTGTTCGAGGAGCTGATCGAACGGAATGATTCCGTCCACCAGTCCCGCGTTCACTGCGTTCTGGCCCAAGAAAATCCGGCCGTCCGCCATCTCTTCGTGCACGGCTTCCGCCGACGCTGCGCCCCGGAACTCGGCGACGTCGGCCGTGAAAATGCCGTACACATGGTCGAGCTGATCCTGTATCGACGCGCGGCCTTCCTGCGTGAGTGGCGCGTGAGTCGATGCGATGCGCTTGAACTTTCCG